TTACACGATTACTCTGCCTTTTTCAACTCTGGCAGTAATATTTCCGGAATAATCAAAATCAACTTTTCCATTGCGGACGTACCATACGCCCTGATCATTTTTTGCCAGTCCGGTATAATTGAAGTTTACTGCGCCTCCCTGCAGGTAGAACCATCCATTTTCATTTTGTGCCAAACCGGTATAATCAAAGTTTACTTTTCCGTTTTCGATTCTCCACCAGCCGTTTTCATTCTGGGCGATTCCTGTGTAGTTAAAATCAACAGCGCCATTGGTTACTTTCCACCAGCCGTTCTCATTCTGAGCTACGGTATTTGCCCCGAAATTAACCACACCGTTCCGGACATACCACCAGCCGTTCACATTTTGCGCAAGCCCGGTGAAGTCAGTCGCGACCTGATTGTCTTTGTAATAATACCAGTTGCCGTCTGATGCCGCCTGATCGGCAAGACCGTCCGGGATGTCTGGCTGTGTCAGTCTGCCATGGAACTCCTGCTCCCACAGTGTTTCATCCACCCAGTAGGCTGGGCATGGCTTTCCGTTGACATCGTAGTGCCGGATTACACGATCAACCGGAATGTTGTATTTGCTCATCAGCCCTTTTACAAGATTCAGAGCGTTATTGATCGTCGCTTCTGTTGCTTTTACGGTTCCGTTTTTTATCGTGTCGCACAGCTCCACGTTCAGCGTGTTTGCATTTTTGGCGATTCCATATAGCCGGCCACCACCATTATTGTACTTGTTTCCGCCAACAGACCAAGCAACACGATCGTCTGGGACCGAATGCACTACGGTCGTGTCGTCCACGAAATAGTGCGCTGATGCCTTTCTATTAGCTACCTGAAAATATTTACCGTTATTTTCTGCTGTGTCTCCATCATTACTGGTAAAATGTATAGCGATATACCTGATACTGTGCAATGCTCTATGCGCTCCATAGTTGGTTATAGAAGCCCATATTTCTTTCATGGTGTATGCCATTACTCATTACCTTCTTTCTTTTCGATATACTGTTTGAACAGCTGATGCAGTCCTGTGGATGCCAGACCGCTGAATAATCCGCTCAGGATCACAGCAGGAGAAACATTCCATCCGCTGATCCAGATAGAAAGGATCACTCCCAGCAGCGCACAGACTGTCGGGATATATTTATTATCAACATCCTTCACCCATTTCTTGATCACATACCCAACACACAGGCAAATCCCTACGATTACCGGAATCATGAAATCTGCTAAAAATCCTAAATCTGTCATTTTACTGTCCTTTCTTTTTAAAATGCAATTCTTCAATTTCCTGTTTCATTTTTGTCACCATTCCATTTCCACCTAATTTATGATATGCATCATACATCTCATTGAAATTCTCGTAAGCATAAGATGGGATTTCTCCAAGCCTCATATATTTATCATGATATTCAATCAACTGTACACGCAGAAGCAGCATGGTTCCCTTGCTGTTTGCATCCCTGTCCCTTTTCTGCTTTTTCAGCAACCATACTATGTACCCCATCAATGCCGTTAGTATGATTGGGAGGGCTACATAGTATGTCTGCAGTAGTAAATCATTCACTTTTTTTCATCACTCCCCTCTGCCTACGCTATCGGCTCATCAATCGCAATCATCGGATCAGCGCCTTTATTCTCATGCTACCACACTTCCCATTGCGACATACGTCATGTTGATCACCAGCATGGTTGCTGCTGAATTCTGTCCATACAAATACAACAATCCATTAGAAATCATGAAAGCTGTAGGTACCGCATTCAGCCAACCATCTCCGCATACCATGCCTGTCCCATATACAATGCTGTTCGGCCTGTACCCTTCCGGAATCGTGCCGGCAGTCCACCACGTTCCTGCATTGCCTCCGATAGCACCCGTGTGCATATACACAGACAGCGAAACCATCCCATCCGCCGTTTTAGTGATCATGTTGGTTTCACATTGAAATTCTGTTAATAACTTTGCCGTACTGACCTTTCCGATATCGTCCATCCGTTTCGACAACATCTCGATTGTCGGCGACACAGAAAACAGCTTCGTCACGCTTGTAATCGTCAGACCGCTCAGTGATACCCGGTACAACGGGAAATCATCCTGCGTTGCTCCGGACAAAATGTTTCCATTGACATAACTCGGAACACTCGTCTGAATGGATGAACTGGCTTTCCCTTTGATCACCACAAGTTCCGCCGATTCTACCTGTAAACTGGTATCTTTTTTATAACGCATCACTATTAAATCACTCCGGTACATCTTCTGCGTACCATTCTGAATGGTCACTTCCTCATAACTGTTCACCGGGATGCGCATGTGCCGTCCCTGGTTGACCAGCTCACCGGATTTAATCTTAATCAGGTTATTTGATACAATCTCCGCTGCAAACTGATTACCGCCGGCCAGGACGTATTTCCCTGTTCCGATCACTCCGGCATGTAATGCTCCGGCTGCTTCCGCTGTCACATGTTCTTTTCCGGTGTGCCCTGTAATAATTTCCACTGCCATTTCATCACGCTCCTATTCTCCAATTTGGCATTCTACATTGATGCCACTGCTGTTGACTTTCAGTATCTTTTTCACGATGTCTCGTTTTATCGTAACTCCAGTAATTGTCTCCCGTGCTCCCACGATATCACCGACATCATACTCTGTATTATTTTCAAAATCTGTTTCCAACGTATTTGCTGCCGCCCAAGTTTCCTGCAGTCGCTGTGTACCGCCAGTAATCAACTCTTCCTCTGATTCCACGTTGGAATAGTCGTAAGTCTCTGTCACTTCATCCACGCCGAAAAACGTCTGTGTTTCTGATATATTTCCCCGCACATCCATGTACAAATGCCGGACCATCCGCTCACTGAGATCTCCTTTTCCCAGGCAGATCAGATGGTTTACGGGACGTTCATTATTGCTGATCTGGAAATTCATCTGGTCAGAATCCCATTCTTCATCCTGGCTATAATCCACCAACGGTACCGCCGTCATCAGCACCTTACCATCCCGGTAATACATAGCCAGTTTTGCGCCGGCGCATTTCAACATCTTCCGGATTCCTGTGTATGCATCAATATAGCGATCCATCTGATAAGATGTAATTGTGATACCAGCTTTCTGATCAGAAGCCTCAAACAAATCTCCAAGACCTATGCGCTGTATCAGAAATGCAAGTACCTCATTGGCATCTCCGGACAATACCAGATAATCCTGCCCGTCATCCGGACACAGGATTTTTTTTGCCAGAATCCCCTGCCAGGTCCTTCCGGAATAGGTAACCGTCTCTTTTCCAGTATCCACGCTGACACCATCGATCCGGCCACCGTACTCCGTATATTTCACATGCCCGTTCACTACATCCTGCATTGCCAGATAATCACCGATACTGCAGCAATGGTCGGAAATTGCCATGGTGCACTCAAAATCGTTTTCATCTGATCCGAAAGCCAGATCCAGTTCGTATCGATCAATCGCCCCAAGCATTGCGTGATTGGAATCTTCGTGAATCAAGTCCATTTTGGCTCAGACCTCCTCTCATACATGGTGATGTCAAACCCAAACAGTCCGCTCCAGGACACGGAATGACTTCCGGAAGCAATCTTCTGAAACACATACCAGTCTCTGTCCTGCAGGTTGTACTGATTGACCTGCTCACCGTCATTTTTCACTTTGTATATCTTTTTACTCAGCGAATTAATGACAAGATACTCCCCCGTCTCCAGCTGGCAGTTCACATGGTACTTATGGCTGCCGATCAGGATCTCCGGATTTTCGCAGGGACCATAAACCACCATTTCAAAATCTGCATCCGAGATAGCTTCGTTCAACAGGATCCGGCTGGACATCCCGTTATAATAGTCAAACGGATAATCGTGTGGATAGTCCATGTTATTTCCACTGCCAGATGCTTCCTGCGGCTGAAAGGTATACTTTGATTCATAAATCCATTCCTCGCCATCCGGAAGTACATCAAATGCGACCGTTGTTTTTCTGGTCTGAACGTATTTTCCAGATTTTGTACTTTTGATCACATAACACTTCAAATATCCTGATCCAGCATAAATTCTTCCCGCCGTTCCTGTAACAACATCTATATCGAAAAAATCTGATAACTCACTGAGCTTCTGCATACATTCTGTTACAGTACCTGCAGATACCACAACGCTAATGTTTCTTTTTGCAGACTTTCGCCTGATACTCATCTGTGGGCGACCATTATAATTATTTGTGGAATAATTCCACTCGTAATCCCATAAAGAGGATTTTGCGAGCATCTTGTATGCTCCGCGATCCAAGTAAACTCTCTTTCCTCTGCTATTCTGATAAAAGATGTCCATTATGCCATGCTCACTCCTCTCACGAATCTTCCCAATTCCCGGTTATTGGCTCTGAATGTAAATCCAGCACGTTCAAATGCATCTACTGTCGCATCTGCAAAACGACCATAATCAAATCCTCCACTGCTGCCAATCATATTGGCCTGCATTGTTCCGATATTCGCATTGACTGCATCGTTAAACGGTGTATACGGATCATAATCATCAAACGGATCCTCGAATCCCTCGATACACATTTTTCCAATCCAGGCAAATTTCTTTGACGGAGAATGGATATCAAGAGTATCTTTTACACCATCAATAATTCCAGAAAAGAAATTGTGAATCTTATCTTTGAACCATCCAATCATATTCTGGATGCCCTGCCATAAGCCTTTTACGATATTGCCACCTATTTCAAGCATCTTGCCAGGCAAGCCTTTCAAACCGTCTACAACAGCTGTCAAAAGTCCCTTGGCAGCTTCTGCACCTTTTTCACGCAGCTTTAATTTCCATTCGCTGACTTTCGTCACTGCGTTTAACAACCAGGTTGCAATATTGGAAGGTAAATTCTTAAAAAAGTTGATTACATTTTCCAGAAAAGCCTTTCCTGCTTCCCTCGCTTTTTCCGGCAATGTAATACACCATGCTATGATTTTTCCAAGTGCATATCCAAGCCAGTAAGCAATATTATCTGGCAGTGCAATAAACCATTGCAGAAAATTATTGAACATTTCCGGAATCTTTTCTGTAAAGAAAGACTTGACCGCATCCCAGACCGTAAAGAAAATATCTTTGATATTCTGCCAGAGATTAATCCAGAACTGTCGGAATTCATCGCAGTTATTCCACAGGTAGATAAACGCTGCCACCAATGTAGCGATTGCCATAGCAATCCACAATACCGGGCATGCCAAAAATGCACTATTCAGCAAATACTGTGCCACTGTCATTTCTGCTTCCGCTGCTGCCGCGATTACCGCTTGTGCCTGCATCACACCAAACGCAACACCCAAAGCTACCAAAAACGGCACCAAGATCTGTGCATTTTCAATCAACCACTGGAAGCCATCCAAAACCGCAGCAATCACAGGCTCTGCTTTTTCAAAAACCTTGATAAACAGATCATTCGCTGTTTCTTTCACCTGCTTCATTTTGCCATCGGCAGTATCCATCATGGTGCTGTAGGCATCTTCGGTCGTTCCGGAGCTGTTTCCCAGATCATCCAGACTCTGCCGGAAGTTATCTGTTCCCTGTGTCAATATCGCGTTGGCTGCTTTTCCGGCTTCAGCACTTCCCCACAAATTCATCAATGCGGAAGAATCACCATCAACAGAAGCCATCAATATATCCAGTACATCTGCCAGACTATATCCGTTATCCATCAGCTGTGAAAATGACATACCTGTCTTTTCCTGGAGAACCTTTCCAACATCCGAACCACTATCACCCAGTTCGTTCATCATTGATGACAAATATGTGGTTGATTCCGCTGTGCTGATACCACCCTTAGTCAAGGAAATGTATGCGGCGTTCAGATTTTCCAGATTCACACCATAAGCAGAACCGGTTGAGATCGCACGTCCCATATTGGAAGCCAGTTCATCCACCGTCGTAACACCTTTGTTCTGAACCAGGATAAACTCATCGGCAATCCTGCTGGCATCATCCGCGCTCAATCCATAAGCATTGATAGCAGTCGTCAAGCCACTCATTGCTGTTGACGATGATGTAAAACCACCAACAGATAGTTTTGCCGCTGTCTGCACCGCTGCCAGTGCCGTCCCCATATCTTCCGTAACAGGAATACCGGCGGACATTGCCTGATACAGTGTTTCATTCAGTTCTTCCGCAGAAATGCCCGTCTGTTTTGACATATCCGCAATCTTACTTTTTAAATTATCTGTATCAACACTGACGTCACCAAACAACGTGCTTGCCTTGGAAAATGATGTTTCAAAACTGCTGCCAACTTCCCAGACCTGCTGAGATACGTCTTTGAGCATTTTTCCAATACCAAGCGCAGCAATTGTCTTTTTTAACGATGACAATCCAGACTCTATACCGGTCTCATCTAATTTTGTATCAAAAAGCAAACTTCCATCTGCCATGTCCTGCACCTCTTTCATCTATGGCGCAGGCGCTGTGGCTCAGGCTCTTTTAACTTCCAAAATACTGATTAAATTCTTCCTCTGCTTCTTTTTCTTCCTCCGTCTCTTCCGGGCGCGGAGTCCATGCGTACTTCAATTTCCGATACTGCTGTTCCGGTTTTTCCTGTTTCGCACCTGTATAAGCACGATATCCCATAATCTCATTGAGCATTGTTCCGGAAAGCCCTTTCAGCAATGCCAAAAACTTATGCCAGTGCAATCCGGTTTCCATCAGATCAATCTTGTAATTTTGCATAAACGCTGCATAAATGTAATCACCATCGTATTCATAATAAAGCGTCTGATCACCGTCGCCTGATCCGTTAGGTACTTTACATGACGGAAAAGCAAAATCAAATATCCCGGCATAATCTTCCAGACAGTAAAAAGCCGGCAGTTCCCCCGAAAATAAATAAGAGATATCCAGCACTCCCATGCACCCGGCATTTTTCCATCGTTGAAATTCGATGCAGAAACGCATCCATATCCGAAAGTCTGTGTGTATAGAAAAATCTCTGCCTTGTACCTGAATGGTATTCGGCAGAGATCTCTCTGTCAGATTGATCATGCCCCGAAACGTCCCATCATGGACTGACTGTTCTTCGGCATCTTGTTAACGGTCTGGATCAATTTGTTGAGTTCTTCCGGCTTTTCAAGAATTTTCATGATTGTCTGAACGGTTTTGTCATTCTCATCGATTTCAATACTGTTTGCCGCACGTTTCGCCTGCAGTAACGGTCTGTCGTATCCCGCACGGATTCCAAGATAAGAGATAGTGATCGCATTCAGATCAACTTCATCAAAGTTATCTGTTTCAAAAATCTCCATGGCTGCTTCCGGTCCTACTGTTTTCTGAACAAAATCATACATGGTCTTATACTTTCGATCCTGTGATACTGACATGGATGCATTCTGCTTGTCAATCTCCTCCATCTCCTTACTGATCTTCGCTGTATACTTTGGTAGTGGATACAACAGATTGTTGTACATCAGTTCATACTGCATTGCTTGCTACCTCCTCTGTACTTGCTTTAAAAGTCGGTGCACCGGCACTCATGGTTGCCACACCATTTGTGATATCTCCGGCAAAGATTACTTTAAAATTCAATTTCTTATCCACTGCTGCAAGATCCTGTACGGATAATACAGAATCCGTCTCCCAGGCAAGATATCCACCGCCACTTGCCGGTTCATGCATAAATACGATCATGCATTTGATATGTGCTTCCTGTCCCGTCTTTCGTTCATAAAAATACGGCCATACCATCTCATAATCATCTTCCCCTTTGTACATAGTCAGATCCTGGTCAATCGATGGTTTGTACCGGTCTACCTCTGTGGTCGGATTCTCATCTGCAATATAATCATACTCATTTTCTTCCGGATTCATGGAAATGGTCAGTGTTTCTGACTTTTTAATCCGCTTATATCCGGTTCCCGGATCCAGAAACAATCCAATCTTATGCTTTTTTACAAGCTGTTTTACTGCTTCACTCATTCGCTTCACATCCTCCTCTTTCTTTCAAATACTGGATGGCAATCGATAACTGGTAAATTGCACTCGCATCTTCCTGTGAAACAATGGAATTGGAATCAGATACGTCGATATCCATACAGATTAACTTTCCTGCCTTTGACAGATCCGGATAATCTTCCTCCATGTTCCTTTCTTCTACCCAGTTTTCCAGATTAGCCAGCATCTGCTGATTATTGACACGCTCTGGGTTTAACTGTGTTGACTTCCGTGCTACCAGTTGGAAATATTCTGTGACCAGCTGACTGCCGTCCATATATTCCATAACATTCTTATTCGGAGTTTTGAAAATGGCATAAGTGCCATCCTCCGCTTCGATCTGGTCAACCGCACACTCGGCAAACTCCATTTTCTGATACTCGCCAAGCCATTCGATGATACATTCTGATATTGTCACTTGTTTAATGCCTCCTGCGCTGCCTTTAAGATTGCTGCCTTACCACCATTATTCTTCATGTGTTCAAACCAATATTCGGTACGATTGTTCTCATGCTGCATCGGAATATAATACTGTTTCCTCGCGTACACCGTTCGGTAGATTACATTTCCACTACCAAGCTCTGTATGTTCAGTACCACTATCTATTAAATCTCCATTATCAAACGGTACCAATGGTTCACATCTCCGCAACACTTCACTATCAATCATCTGCTGCACTTCATACAGCTTTTTGTTGATTTTCTCCTGTGTTCCGGGATTAAAAGATACTTTTACATTGGAAACTGTACCCTCGGCAGTCATCTTTAAAACAAAATCTCTGGGGCAGTGTACATTAAATGGATTTCCCATTATTTACACACCACCTTGTAATGCTTTAACAGTGGGACGTCTGTATTATCTGAGAGACTGCACACTGTTCCGGATTTCTGAAAATCTTTCTGCAGATCCGTAATCGTATATGCATCACTTATCACGCTTTTCACATCTCCGCATACAATCACATCATGGTTTTTCATTGGATTGATGGTCCAGAAATCTCCCAGAGTCTCCTTCCGCATTCCAGAATATGAAACTGCATCGATATACGTTTTACCGCTAGTATCTGCTTCCGCCGGAATGATAATCGTCAAAAGCTGTGTAAACACAACCGCTCCGGAAGATGCTACGGTCCGTTCCGATCCATACCGGTAAGAAACACCGCGAATTACCGTCCTGTGCCATGTTTTAGATGCTGCATGATAGTTAAATATAGTAATCGTCTTATCATTCATCAGAACACACCTGCCAATCTGGTACCAATGCAGTCATAGATCAGCTCCCGTAAGGCATCCGAAAGCTGCTCTTTGCTCTGTAGCGAATAACTTTCTACATAGCCGTTATTATTAACCGAGGATACAGCTTTACCCGACATTCCTGCCTGATTCGTGTATAGGAAATTGCAGATCTGGAACACAGCGTTTTTTTCGTCTGCCGGATCAATCTCCATATACTCACCGACTACCTTACGGTATTCAATCTCCGCCTGCTGCTCTACTGCTTCAAACTGTGATTCCGGGATTACAACTGGAAAATGGGAGACATAATACTCCCAACCGATAATCTGTGACATTTATATCTCCCACCTTTCTAGTCTTTGCCTTTTAACGCTGCAATCTCCGCATGAAGAGATTCGTTCTCCTCATGCAGCGCATCATTCTCAGTCTCCAATTCCTCGACCTTATTTTTCAATCTCGTATTGGAAGTCTTCAAGCTTTTATTTTCCTTTTTCAGTTCCTCCGTGCTGTCCGCTTCCGGTTTTACAGCACCTACACCGACTGTTCTCATGATTCCCTCCTATTTTGCTTTTGTGCACATGAAGATACCTGCACATTTATTCTTATATACATCCACCAGCCCATACTTACGATATTTTAAGATATCCGCATCTGCATCTGCATTCATAGACGCTGGGATAATATCGTGTGCAACATGCTTGTCATACTTCATGACAGCCGTTTTATGAATGATCATGAAATTGATATCCTTTGCGGTTGCATTTTTCTTATAATGGCCTGCTTCCTCGCCGGTTTTACCGCTCAGCAAGTCAATAGCTGTGTAAAAACGGCTCTGCGGTACCTTTCTCTTAACGGAAAAACAATTCAGAATTTCTCTGGATTTAGTAGTATCCAGTGCCATTACACCATTCAACAGTGTTGGTGTCGCATACAAGATTCTTCCCTCTTCCGGAACTTCGTCCTCGTCCATCTTATTTTTTGCGTCAATCAATGCTTCCAGGAACTGTACTGCATCCGTAAAATCCTGACCTTCCAGTTTGGAAATTCCTTCCATAGCAGCAATGGTTGCAAAAGTAAAAGCATCTGACTCTGGTGCAACTTTTGTACGCATCAGTTCCGCACCACCTCGTGCAAATGCAAGTTTTTCAGATTCCTGATCATCCATCACATCCACGCTGATTTTTGTTCCACGATCATAATTGCACTTGGAAGTTTTCCATTTCAGATCAACCGCACCAGTGGTATATCCGGTATTGCGGTCATAATCTCCAAGACCAGTTACATCAATCTGCGGATAAATCACCTCACCTACGTTTGCACCGGCTCTCACCATAGTTGCGTCACAGGTCAGATCAGAAGTAACAGAAGCTAATTTGTACACTTCATCTAAATTGGCTACATAATTTTTTGGTAATACTAATGTGTTTGGCATTTACTTATTTTCCTCCTTCTCCTGCCGGTGGAAGTCCCATGGCAGCTCTGCAGTCTGCTTCCTCTTTTTCTTCCGGTGTCAGCTTTCCTCCACCGATATCTCCAATCGGGTTTCCTTTTCCGGCAATTTCAACTGCATCTCCAAAAAGCATCTTGCTGTCCTCGGCTTCGGTCAGAGTTTTGATTGCTGCTGTAATGTCCTCTTTCTGGTTTTTGGACTGCATCAGTGTTTCTGTATCCAGTAAAGCAGTGATTGCTTTCACATTCTTGCCATGTGCCGCTGCAATCCCCTCTTTGATCAGATCGTTAAAATCACGCTCTGCCAGCTTTTTCTGATAATCAGATTCAATATTGCCTTTTTCTGTCTCCAGATCAGTAATTCTCTGATTCAGTGCGGATACATCCACATCTTTATACTCATCCAGTTTCGTCTGCAAATCTTTCATTGCAGTATCACTCGCTTTGATCGTATCATTTGCCTTGTTCAGCTTCTCTGTCTGTTTATCATAATCTGCCATGGTCTTATAATTCTCCAGAACAGCTTTCTCGAAGTCTTTTTTATGATCCTCCGGCACTTCGATTCCGAACTCTTTCATAATGTCAAAAATATTTTTCATGGTTTCTGCCTCCTAAAATGATTTATGAATCGCATTTTCTGCGATCAGGATATAAAAAAGCACCGGATAATCAAACCTTTTCAGATTCAACTATTCGGCGCTTCGGCTCTATTGTTATGACTGATTCATTCCTACAGCGTTTGCAGTATGCCGGGTAATTTACCAGTTCGGTATCTTCCCGCAAAAGAATCATTTTTGGGTTGCCACATACCGGGCAACTATACCAGTATTTTTCTAACATGATTATTATAACCCAGTTGTCTGCGTCAGGCAACCTTTCCTTTCCAACTTTTTATATTACATAGAACGCTTCACCCCGCGCCCCAGTTGGAGATATTGGACCACCGCCTTTCTATGCGATAATACTTTTGATTCCATACGAAATCGCACAGTTATGCTCAATAATACAGCCACGGGCATCTTTCCAGCCGGGTGCAAAATAAGCCACGTCTGCATCTGCCAGAAGTTCCAAAGATTTTCCCAAGAACCACAATGGTTTTGCACCTGCCGGTGCTTTTTCAAAGAAAGAACCAATCACTTCCACCGGTTCTCCCACCAGTTCAGATGCCTTTTCAATTGCTTTGGCGCGTTCTTTCTTGATTTCCTCGTCTGTCTTGCCGCGCATCGGCTGGCTGATAAATAATTTTTTCATGTTCTTTTACCTCTTCCTTTTTTAAAAATGGGTATAAAAATACCGCCACCATAGTGACGGCAATTCTACATGCCAGGAGTGATGTCTTTCACACCTTTTGCTGCTTTGTAAATCTTTTGCATGATAGAATTTTCTTGAAGATACTCCAAACCCTTAAGAGTAATCTCGATATCATCACAATCCACCATAGTAGTTCCATCTACATATTTTGTAATCTGGATTCCTTTGATATATCCAACATCATACATCATTTCTATGTATCTATTCCAACGATTCTGAGAGACACCAAGCTTCTCTGCATTAAACATATCTACATTTGCCGCTTCAAGATCCATAGACGCTTCAAGTGCTTTTAGGATTTTGTATACTGCTTTGAAATTATCCATATATGTCTCCTTTACGCTTTATCCGTTGGCATTAACACCAAGCAACGATATCTTTTTCAGGGAAATAATTCTTTTGACAATATTCTTCAATTCTTTTCAAAGCATGTGCCGCATAACTTGAACCATATCCAGCAGCCATATTTTCTATATCACGCTCCCTTGATGTTCTTCTGAAAATAACCGTCCCATATTCTTTCGAATTTTCCGGATAATATTTATATTTTACAATTGCGTCTGTAATTTCAACCAATTCAAGTCTCAGCATATCTTCACTTCCATTCTACAAATTATTTTCCTTTTTAAACGTGAACTACCCACCATCTAAAGCCAGTGGGATTGCGGTAGCCTTATTTCAAAAATGTCCCTACATGGTATTCGCATATGGCATTTTTATTGTTGTCGATCTGCAGTATAAAGCAAATCTAACATTGAAAATTCATATGCAATCATAACACCAACCAAATCATAATTTTCTTCTTCTAATGCTAAACAGTAGGCTTTTGCCTCATCATCATTTTTCAATTCATTTTTTACTTTATCAGAAAGCATTTTCTCCTGTTGCATTAAATATTCCAGAGGAGCTAAATATCCTTTTTCAAAAACTTCGTTCAAGATTTTATCTGATTCTTCTTTGTTTTCATAAGCTTTTGCAGTAGCCCAACGCCCTACTTCGCTGTTCATCCATAAATCATCCAAGAACTGTTTTCGTTTTTTTGTCATACATTCACCTCATTATGCAATCTAAAACAATTTTGACCTTACTTGTTCGGTTATTTTCAACATGAGCATTTAAAACTTCCAGCTTTGTACCACGGTCAAAAATAATCTCCGATTCTTTGTAATTTGTCGTTATGTATCCATTTGTTTCTTTTGGAACTTTTATATTTAAACGGACTGATTTTTCCTGCATTACATTTTTATCCACGACACCACTAGTACTTAAAAAGCCTTTTTCCTCATATAGATGTTTTTTTACAATTCTTGAAGGTAGTTTCTCTATTTCTTGCCAATAAGCTTCAATATCGTCTTTGCTTGCCAATAGCCCCAATGTTTTTGGATATTTACATCCTGTTATTGGTTCCAAGGCATCTGCTGACACAAATCTAGTAACCACAATATCTTTTGATATCGTATTTTTATGTATTACATCTGATAATGTATCTGCAATTTTCTGATACTCTTTATTTAACATTTTTCCTGTTCGCAATGCCTCATTCATTAACCTTGCATTGCTTGAATTAATATAACCTGAAAAATGCGTTTTCCCATACAAAATTTTTCGTTCTTCCTTAGTTACAGTATGATGCATTTTTTGAAATTCATCAAGAGAAAGTTCTTTATATTCACGACTATCTCTCTCCATTTTTTCTAATTCTTGCAAGCTACGTTCTTTCCGAACCGGGTTCTTCTTTGTTTTCTTTTCCGCGTTCAGTTCCGATGTCCCTGCAATCACCCGCAACCGGTTATCCTTTGCCCGAATTCCCATCGCATTGCTGAAATTGTGGTATTCCTTAATCTGCTTACGCTTCTGTGCTTCCAAAAGTGATGTATCTCCACCAATTGCCTTCTGCGCTTCAATTTCACGCTTGGTTGCACGAATATCACGCTCCATCTTCCGCTGCTTCTGTGTTGCATGATAGTAATCATACGTCTTTCCACGATATTCTTTCGGTTTCGGTTCATCCGGCCATGTCGTTGGTTCACTGATTCCTTCAAAAAATGGATAAAAGTCATGCCTGCAGTTGATTCCCTTTAATCCATCGATGTCTCCATAATGGCAAACAGAAAAATTTGGATATTTTTTATTTTTTCCGCTGCGACTGTAAATCTTTCCATGCCATACAGCATGTTCCGGGCGTGCACCCCAGTGCGCACTGACTTCCACCAGATCAGTATCCGTCTCTTCAATGTAGTGCATGGCGATCTGACCGGCAAGCTGACTGTTTGCGGTCCGTATCGCCATTCGTGCAGCCGTATCTAGCTGGTACGTTCTCCCAGAAGTATAATCAATACTGCGAAGTCCACTCTGTGCCAGTTCTTTCACACAATCATTCACACACTGATCATAAGAAAAGGTTCCGGTAGCCATTTTTATCAATGCCTTATCCAGATACTGCCTGTATGCATTTTTTAAAGCGGTAGTGCCATGTACACCTTTAAATCCGGTTGATCTGGTCAGATTCTTCAATGTTCCGGCAGTTGCTTTGCTCATTTCCTCAACCATTCTGGTAAAAGCACTGTCTTTTGTCAGTTCCATACCCGCCTGCTGCCACGCTTCCATGTTATAATTAAAAGACATATCACCGGCATTGGCTATGATATCATTCCCTGCTTCCTTTGCAGCCGCTTCTGTGGCTTTGATCTCTTCTCGGACAAATTCCTTCCATTCTTTTGTATTCTTTGCTATTTCATCCTGGAATGCTTTATCTGCCCGTAGAAGCTTCATAACCTCCGCTCTGATACGATCCGGAACCATACCCGTCTCCTTCATTGCCTGAGCCATCAATTCTGCTGTTTCTGTAAAACGCTTCGTTTTCTTCACGCGTCTGGCAATATCAGCAATCACATCCTGCTCTAATGCCTGATATAATGCTGCGATCTGATTTCCAAGCATTTCAAGCTGGTTTTCTGTGAGCATCAGTCTTCAACCTCCGGCTCATTTTCGTCAATCTGACCATCATAAATCTTCATTGCTTCTTCGCGGCTGATGTTCAAACGCTCCTCAATATAACGGATTGTAAATTCCGGAATATCCGAAAATGCCTGTGCGTCAGCTCTCATGTTTTCCATGCGCGTATTTTTATCTTCGATATATGAATCATCGAAATCAATGCAGATATCTGCTGTCAGGTCAAATGACGTATTCTGAAAGGTATTGGAAAACCACAAAATAGCACGTACAATACCTTTAATGTACTGCCGTGCTTCTTCTCTCTGTTTATTTAGTTCCTGCATGCAATCCTGACGTTCACCAATATACTGGGTTGCTGTCTGAATCTGATTCTGTTCAAAGATATATTTTTTACTTCCGAAGCCAAATGTCATTGAAAATAAAGACAAACATAATTCAAATGCTTTTTGAATTTCATCCACCCTGATTTTCGGATTGTACTCCTGAATATATCCATTTCCATCTATTGGTTTTCTGCCAAGCAATACAAACAACCGTTTCCATTCCTTTGAGCGCGGCTTTGGCTTACCAGTCTTTTTATCAATTTCAACAATGGCTTCATTTGTGAGTACGAACTTTTCACCTTTTTCCAGATCGCCATTCAAGATCATGTGGCACAGGTCAATCTGTTTCAGCGTTGGGATAGCGCCGTATACTTTCGGATAACCAAAACCATCCATATACCGGATATTATTCACTTCTGCTACCTGCATTACCGCAAACGGCTTCACATCGCCAAGAATGATCCAGTATGCTTCAATCTCTTTTCCAGATCTGTCAAATACAAAGGTATCTGCCCGGTAGTTTTCTCCCTGCTGCGTAAACATAACCAGCGTGGTCTGTTTCCCGTCTTTTCCCAACTTCGTAGAAGAAAACGCTACTTCCACCACTTCATCATTCACAATCCGCAGCGGGATATAATCTTCTGCGTAGCAATATGTCAGCTTTATTTCGCCATTGATTGCTTTTCCATTGGTCAGATAAGTCGCATTATCCAAGCGCACATAAGCGGCAACCGTGCCTGCTGCCGACATCCGTTCCAACTGCCTGCGGTACATTGTATCGAACCGGTTATTTTCCAATACAGCATGTACAAATTCATTCTGCGCATCCTCACCGACATTGATATCAATAATCTCGCAAAGGTTTGCATCATCCGCACAGCCACGCTTTGCAAAGTTCATACGGTCAATTTCATAAAGTCCACCTGTAACAGATGTCCTCTTATGGAAATTATCAATCAATTCATTCCGATACCAGCGATTGGCTTCTTCTATATATTCATATGGCTTAGTATGTACCTGATATCCAAGCCGCTCTAATTTTGTCTTTACACAGGATTCCATTGATTCCATTATTCGTCATCGTCCTCCATCTCTTCGTTATCATCATACAAGCCATTGTTTCTTCGAGATTCCATAATATTTCGGTTATTTCCATAGATCAGTGCCATCACGCAATCCTCACCCAGTTTCGGGTACTCGCTGGAGAAACTGCCGTCTTTTAATTGCTCGTGCTCCAATGTTGTCAACTCATGTGCCAGATGTGGGCATCTGTCCGAATCTACCACGATCTTCTTTGCCATCTGCAACCATTCCCAGCAGTAATCCCTGCCATGTCCACTTCCCCATCGTTTCACGGCTCCGGTCGCATTGAATCCCCAGTCCTGCATCTCCGCAATCGAATCCGGGCGGGCAGAATCACAGATGATCTCCACATCCATATATTTTTTAATCTTTCGTGCAAAGGTCGAATTTTTGCAGCGTTTGGAATACACTTCATCCACACAGTACAGAATATCTTCATCCTGATCATAATAGGATTTGATAAATACCTGCGGATGTTCAAAACCAAAATCCAGACCATAGTCAAAATACGGCATGTTACTGATCTCTTCATCAGAAATCACACGTTCTTCCACGTTTTCAAAGATTCCCCCGCCTGTTCCGGTGACTTCCCCCATGTAGTTGTTCGCATAATACCTTGGTTTATGGATTTTGAACCATTCCGCACGTTCAAAGAACCGTTTTCCAAGCCATTTCACCGGCACATTAAAATAATAGCTATGAAACACCCTGGTTTCCGCTTTCTTCCGACATTCCTCCACATACTGGTTCATAAAGTTATTCTTACTTTTGGGCGGGTTGAAAACTTTTACATCTAGCGCCGGTGTATCTGATCGCAGGAAAGTATCTTCAATGTTATCCATTTGCTCGATTCCTGCCATCTCATCACATTCTTCATGGATCAGTAGTTTTACATAACCAAATGACAAATTATATGATTTCAAACTGATGGGTTTGTCAGCTCCAACAAATATCACGCACTGACCGGTTTTCTTATATTTTGCCACCATCGGACTGGTTGTAAATTCCCAGTCTTCCAGATGACCATGCCGGATTACCGTTTTCATAAACTGATTATATACGGAACCACGAAGATCGACTTTGTAACGTCTGGTATAAACCACATGTGCTTCCGGATCCTGGTATATTGTTTCTTCTGCAACCGCTGCCCAGAAATTTGATTTAATTGAACCACGGCCGCCCTTGCTCACGATCTCGCGTATATTCTCTTCTCCAGAAAATGCAGCATGTACAGCACGATATGGTTCTACAAAATCAGATGTTATATCAGTAATTGGTATATTCCACGGAGATTGATTATCTTCCTGTTTTTCTTCCGGATTTAACTGACCTGCATATTTTGCAATCGCTTCATAAGCTTTTACATTTCCCTGCGCAGCTTGTAAAATCATAGATGCATTTATTACGGATTCATAGGTGCTGTCCAAACCTAACGCCTGTAATTGTTCCGTCCATTCCGTTTCAACTTGTGCTGTCAGAAGCAGATTCAATGCCTTTTTAAAGTTTGCCTTCTGGTTTCTTGCTTCTCCAGATGCTTTTCCTGCTTTTTTTGCATTTTCACTGCGTTCTTCTCGTGTTCGTCTCGCGTTCAACAGTTCAATCGGCATCAGATTACTACTGTTTGCCATCACCTCACCTTCCCATCTCTATCTATGTTTCACTTACTCTGATTAATATTTTCTGAATTACTATTTCATCAGCAATTTTTAAAAAATATACCACCTTATACATTCCAGTATGCGCCGGGCATATCGTAATTCCAAGTGTATGATTATCCACTTCACACCGACCTTCCGCCTCCCGCATATCCATATCGCAATTCCAGAATTCATACTGCGCATCTGTAATCTGAAAGGGTAACTCATCACATGAAGTCACTGTCACATACAATTTTCGTTTTTCACCTTTATACATTCGCAGCGTCTTCTGCAAAATAAGCCACTCTCCCTTCCAGTATCTCCTGCTCCACGGAGTAGTCCAACCATTCCTGTTTAATCAAATAATCCTGCATCTGCGCATGGATAGAATATCTGTTATCCTGTATGCCAGCAACAACGCAATATTCTTTTCTATGCACTTTACTTGCATAATCCAGCATTTTGATCTCATACCGGAGATTTTCTAAATCAACCACGTACAGGATCGTTGCCACATAAGCCTGATTTCCTGCATCATCCAACGCATAAAGAGCGACGATATACTCGCCGCTCTCTAAAAATGGGACTGTCACCTTCCAGATATTTCCATCTGTTCGGTCGAAGATGATCTTACTGCTGCCAAGCAAGCCCCATACCTGCGTGGTCATTAGTCTGTTACCTCTACAGAAATAACGAATGTCTTACCACAATCAACCGGGTTCGGTGTGATAGTTGCAGATTTGATAACCGGAGGTGCAGTATCCAGTTTCACTGTTCTGGTTACAGTTGTTGTCTTTCCTGCTTTGTCTTTTGCGACAATGGTGATGGTATTGCTGCCCTCTTTCAGCGTTACATCGTTGCTGAAGGTTCCACTAGGAGTAACGGGCATGGGGGCTCCATTTACAGTAACTGTAACCGGCTTGCTGGTTGCATCGTCTGTGGTACCTTTAACCGTTACGGTAGATTTATTTGTAATAAATCCTTCGGCCGGTGCAGAGATAGACAATGTCGGAGGAATCGTATCAACAGTAAATGTTACGGATTTCTGTGCAGCTGCATTTCCATCGTAGTCACTCGCAGTTGCCACAACGGTATGTGCTCCATCTGACAGAGCTGATGTTGGTGTGTAGCTGCAAGTGTAGCCGCCTGTCACTGCAGTCTTTTTGATCTTGGATGTATCTACCGCAGTACCGTCAATTTTCAGAGCGATTGTGGACGGATTAACTCCGGAATCATCATCTGTGATCTTCCATGCAATGGCAGGTGTGCTGTTTGCAAGATACTGGCTTGCAGTCGGTGCGGTGATTGTGATCACAGGAACAACTTTCTCTTTTACCTGCAATCTCAGGCTTGCACCCAATGTGCTGTCTGTTGCATCTTTTGTGGTTACGTTTCCAGCATCATCGGTTGCTTTTACCGTTACCGGATAATAATGTCCGGATAATGTATAACTGGATTTTGACGGAGCTGTAATGGTTGCTTCGTACTTGCCTGTGCTGGTGTTTTTTGTAAGTGTATAAGTCTGGCCATTAATGACCGCCTGTACTGTTTTTACACTCATACTTTCGTCTCCTTTCGCATAATCGTGTGCATAATCATATGGATAATCCAGCCGATACGCTTTCTTTTCCAGCGTAACGCGGACTATATAACTTTTTCCTGTCTGGACCGGGTTCGGATCTAGTTCTGCTTTTGAAATTGTGATCAGCCTGCTTTCTGCCATAGTCCTCTCCTCCGGTTATTTTTTTGTATAATAAAAAGACAGCAGGTAAATCCTGCTGCCCTAGTCAATGTTTGCTACTTATTCTTTTATGAGTTTTGCAATTTCAGCAAATAACTCTGATAATTCTAAACAATCTTGTTTTGTAAGTTCATGAAAAAAATATTCATCACATTCTTCCACTAGCCAAAATTCATCGTTTTTATTCTGTATTGAAAAAACTCTTTCACTATTTATTTTCTCAAGTAAATTTTTATATTTTTCAAATTCGGGATAATCAGATACTTTTTTTACCATAAAAACTCCCTAAACCATATCATAATATTCTTTTACAATATTTAGTATTTCCAACAATGTAATTGCAATATTTTTTCCTTCCAATTCACTTTTATAATTTTTCCGTTGGTTTTCACTTTTTTCACTTATTTTCACTTGATCTAATGATATCCAGTTATAATGTGTTCCATAATCATATGCATAATCATAAGGATAACCAAACCTTTTCACTTTATGTGCATTTTCAAATGTTATATTATGCTTTAAACAATTATTTGCAAACCGCAATGCTGAAAATAATTGTTTATGCTCCTCTTTTATTTGGGCAATTGGAATACGATCAATGCAATCTGACATCCAATGTATTGCTGTTCCAACAACGAAATAAACATCTTCTGTATCTGCATTTTCTGCCCCTGCTTTAAATATAGCATTCACAGACTTTTCTGCACTATACAATAATAAATTCTTGTTCTCTATCATCTTATGTATCTCCCTGTCATATCAAAATAAACCTACTTTTATAATATTCCATTCCGAACTAATATGCAAACGAAAAAGACATCCGTTTCCGAATGCCTTTTAAGTAGGTTTATTCTCATAGGGGAGAAATCGAGCCGCCGGTTTCCGCCTTTGGCTCAAGTATTATTATAACTGTGCATTTTGTGCTTTTTGTGCGTTTTTCAGAATATCATCAATTTTTCTACTAATCCTGCTACGATCCAGATGAACGCTCTTGCCAACCTGCTCCTGTGTCACCGGCTTCCTGCCATCAATGAACAGCTTCCGGAAGATGCGGTGTGCCAGACTGTCCGGTATCGCATCTACGAATTGCTCCACCTCTTTACACTCCTGCTCCAGAGCTTTCTTCCGCTTAAGATCACGGTCCTGCAATCGTTCGTATTTTTCCTGGTCAAACCCAACCACACATTGTGGCATCGGATAACCTTTGCTGTAATCAAATATTACATCATTCCCGATCATAGTATCTGACTTCCAGCGGTTCTGCAGAGCATAATCCAGTTCCAGTATCTCAGCTTTATTGCTCCGGTATGCTTTCAATCTTTCCTTTGTCATCTTCTCCAACGGCATCGCCTCCCTTATTCCTCTCCTGCAGCGTTGCCCTGCTGCCACCTTGCTGTATCTGCTGCCATATCAGATATGACAGGATTCATTCCGGATTACCACCGACTGCTGCAAGGTAATCAAGTAATATCTCCATTGTTCAACTCTTTGTGCAACTGTTTAGTTGGTGTATTAGTTGATCTATCAGGAGAATTGTCAAAAATATTTCCAACTACTTCATAATTCTCTGTTTCAAATTCGCTGATATATTCCTTGTCAATGCATCCCCGCTGAGCCATTACCCAACCGTTTCCGCTCCACTCTACCTTAAATTGCGAAACATCTTCTGGAAATTCCTCATCAATGTGTCCTTCCACAATGTCACCCTCAAAAATCAGCTTTCCATTCTTATCCTTAAGCCCTGTGCACTGGCAAATAGTAGTTGGATTAACCTCATATTGTAAAAATCTGTTTGGTAGTCCCCAATCTGTCATTGTTTCGTGCAGGATGTAGTGATGTACTGGAACTGGTGGTACATCTCCAATCGTGCAATATGTTGTCTCAGAGATTCTGCAATAATATCCCTCTACCCATTCATCAGTTTTAATATGTTTTGCTTTCGTCAAAAATCTTTCTCTATTTGTCATAACTTCCACCTGCCTTTACTATCTCAATTGCCTCATCCAGCCCATACACATCCCCCAGCGTTATTTTATTTCCTGCATGAAAGGCAGCTTCTCGTCTACCTTTCAATCGTTCTATAACCGCATCCACATCGTAAGCTGTTGGCTGACTCTCTACTGCTTTCATGCAGTTCTGGATAGTGTCATATTCTACCCTTGCAATCATCTGGCCTTTAAGACTTCCACTACCTGGTGATGCTGACAGTGCGTAGTCATTCAGATAAACTAGTAATTTGTCCGCATCGATCAATCTCACTTTGCGTCACTCCAATCTAATTTCTGCCCGCAGTTCGGGCAATATGCGCAATCGCATTCTCTTAATGGCAATGTTCTGCATTCCGGACATTCTCCCACTGCTGTTCCAATTGCCACATTATATGCAATAGGAATCACTTTCTTTGCTGTCTGCTTGGAATCTCCATCTATAAACCGTCTGATTTCTGTCACTTCCTGTTGCAGCTGCTCATCAGTCTTTTTCATGATTTACCATCCCTTTCTGTAATATCGTGCACTCGTATCATCTGTGAAATGGATAAGTACAGATTCCGGATATTCTTTCTTTGTGTCGTCTTTTTCGTATTTTGCTTTATCGACCTTAATCGGAATTTTGTGTGTTTTTTCACATTTTTCTGCTGTATCAAAATCTCTATATTCGACTCCACAAACGTTACATTTATACGTCACTTTTTTACTCGGCATATTTCACATACCCCATTCTTCCAACTATCCCAGCACTTTTCAGGTAATCATAATAATTCTGTGCCAGTTCTTCATCCACACCAAACTCTTTACGGATTCTTCCAACAGTTACTCTCTTCTGGCTCTTCGCCCAGTTCTCTAATTTTACAGATTTGATAATCATCATTTGCTCCTCCACTTCTCGATCATGTCCCAGTGTCCTTTTATTGCTTCCTGAATGGTCATATAGCGCTTGGAATCCAACCTCCTCCAGCTCATTACTTCGCCATCCTCTTTACATTTAAATACTGCAGTCCATAATTCATCACCTGTATCATAGCTGTCTACCAGCACATAGCCTTTTGATGTTTCTACTATTGTTCGCATTTCTGTCTCTGCTCCTTACCATTTCAGTTCCAACTGCTCCACTTCCTGGTATTCATCTTTCCAGGCCACGCCGATGTAATCCAGCACACGTCCCCAGCCGTATTTCTCACCAGTCGCAGGATCCGTGCAGCACCGGTACATCCAATATTCCCACTCTTTCGGATTTCTCTTTCTGAGTTGGTCAAACCTGTGTGGTCTTTTCTCCAGATGAACTCCAAATCCACACATGGAGCATCCGGTTCGTTGTGCCCCAGTCGTATAGAGGGTTCCATCCGCTTTCCGTTCGATGGTTCCGTAAATTTCTGGAACCGGCACTTTCAGATCCAACGCAAGCCGTAGCAGATCCTGTCTGAGAAATGGAGCAAACGGTGCGCTTCTGATCGTGTTTTTCCCAAAATAATTACAGCCATGTTCCACCAATGATTCTTCACGTTGCCCCCCCTCGGAAGCCATAAGTCCAAGGAACGGTTTACTGTTGTGTTCCTTCGCCCACTCATCGCATGGCTGTTCTTTCATGTACATGCAGCACTTGTTCGATACAAGAAATGGTGCAATCTGGTAATTAACGCCCTCATTTTCATTTTCGTAGCCTGCAAACAGCTCCAGCCACTTTTTAGGGAGCTTCATACGGCTGTTCTTAGCATAATGTCCCTGTGCGCCGCATTCACCTGTGATGATTGCGTGCCGCACTGTTTTGTTACGTTCTGTCGGATGCTGCAGTGTTTCGATTCGTCCGGCAATTTTCTTGCTTAATACTGGAAAACCATACTCCTGCAGGATCTCTGCCTTTGGCTTTCCGGGTTTTAAACTTGTAATACCAATCTGTCTGTGTATCTGAATAATGCTTCTGTCCTCCAGTGCACTCACCGATATCGCCGGGATGTCGTACCCCAGTGATCTGATGAAATACAGGAGTGTGATACTATCCAGGCCTCCGACAGAAATATGTGTGTTGTAACCTAGTTCATCGCACTTCTCTATAAATTCCCTTACCCGGATGGCAGCTCTCTTGATCTTAATCTCATAGGGCAGATTCTGCATTGCTGTCATAAGTCCTTTTTTCCGTTTCTTCTCTGCCCGGAACTCTTCTCTGGTTAATTTCTTTGTATCTTCGTTCTTCATGCTCTCACCATCTCTCCGCTTGCTGCCATCTTCTCTAACTCATTCATAGTAAATGATTCGATATAGCTCGTACGTTCCCCAAAACAATTTACGAAATGCAGCCGGAATCTGACGAACCGTTCATGTTCCGGGATATGTTCAACCACTGCCTTTACCCATTTCTTTTCTTTTAATTCTCTCGTTACGTGCTTATAAATTTTATATTTTTCTCCAACTTTAAACATTGCTTTTCTCTCCTATCTCAGGGCCACACAGGTGCTATTTCCGACAAACTTATTAATAAAATACTGTTGCCCTTTGCCTGTCACCTTGGTTGTACGATTGATTCTGACCGAACCATCTGGATTATTCACGGTACTCTCTTTCACTTCAAACAATCCATGTTCCATACTTCTCTGAGTTGGCATGTTCCAATCAGATCCTTTTCTCTTGATCAGATAGCCATTTTCCCGCAACCAATCAAATAACCGCCTCTGACCGGTTTCTACACCGTTCTGCCTCAATAACTTTGCCAGATCTCCGATAAGAATAGATGTGTGACTAGCCGCTACTGCATCAGCAAAGATTTCTTTTGGCTTCATCCGCTCAATCTCAGCTGTCTGCGCTTCAATGGTTTTCTGCGCTTCCAAAACTGCCAGCGCAAGCAGTTCTTTTCCCTGCGGAGCTTTTATCTGATAACTTCCAGTTTTGCGAATTGCTGGAAGGACCTCATCCACTACCCAACTTTCAAATTTCTCAGCAGACGGAAGTTTTGATTTCATAATCAATCTGTACAAATCTCCCTCATTTATGTAGGACATCTGCTGAATCCCGCTGGATGTAGGGGTGTCGCGTTTCACGACTCCCTTACAATGTCTAGAAATCGCATCTCTTGGTGTCGCATACCCCAAAGCAGCAGCAACATCGACAGCCACAAAATACGGCTTGCCATCAATCGTCACAGTCCGGATCTCTCAAAACTCACTTGAGTTAAAAATTGTTAAATCGTTCATTTGTTTCCTCATTTTCGGATTTTATAATTATGCTTTTTTGAAATAACTGTTTCTGCACTTCTGCATAGTCATTATCTCTCTCTTGGAAATTACAAAATCCATTCCTCTTGCGTGCAGGTTTCTTTCCAAAATCCTCTTCGCACCACTTTGCCACCGTCTGCATATTTGCACCCTTGTACTGCTTTGAACGCTCTACACGTTCATCAACAAAAGTTCTGCCATATTTCGAACACAAAGCAGCATATAATTCAGGGGCAGATTGCAGGCCAGTGCGTGCGCTCTCTACTCTACTTTCATTTACTTTACTTTCCTTTACTTTACTTTGTGTATTATTGTCTGCATTAACGGAGTTTTTGCTAACATTAACTGGGGTTTTTGCTTCATTAACCTGTTTTTGACCGAATTCAACCAAGAGGTACTCTTCTTTTACTTCATTTTTTCTCCTGCGATCTACTGCCAGAAAATACCTTTTTTGTATTCCGCTGGAAGTAAGTATCCGATATTTACGAAAAAGTTTTTCAGAAAAAATATCCCTTCGAAAACATGTTTCCACTATCTCATTGAGTAATTTGACACCGCAATCTGAACACTCTTCGTACGCAAAAAGAAGTGCCTTTTCATCATTCCATTCACTATAGTAACCATGCTCCCGGTAGATCATCTGCCAGAGCTTAACGACTATAGCAAACCCTTTTAAGCCATACTCGGCTTGAATTAGTTTCATCTTGCTATCCATGTAGCAATCCAGGCTAAAGTAGTCCAACCCCTCTTTTAAGGGTCGTGCCATTATTTTCTACCTGCTTCCCGTTCTCTATAAAGATTCATAAAATCATCAAACCGCATCGTTACCAGAATCTCTGCACGATTCTTTTTATGAAACACCACCGGCATATCCCCGGTGCCTTCCGCATCACGCTTTGCCTGCTCCATCCAGTCGTAAAGATACATCTTTTCCTGATGTTTTGCTTCCACATGAATTCCGGGCAATCCGACCACATCTGACGCATCACCGGTATTACCGCAATACTGCGCCGTTCTTCTTGCACCAGAATATCCATAGTCTCGAAACAGGCCTGCAAGCTGCCGCTCGAAGCGGGCTCCTTTATCTTTGCTGTTGATTTTTCCCATACTGCTCCTATTTTTATTTCCCGGCCACAGAAGCGACCGGGAAATAATTTGTGTGATATACTTTTTTGCATGAACTGTTTCTTTTGCCCTGTGGCAGGTGTTGCAACCTTATGAGATCACTGTGAACTGCTCTTTGTAATCTTCTAATTCAAACTGCATGTAATCCTTAATTGCTTTCATGGCTGCCACTTTCCATGCGCCGCCGTCAGCTTCAAAAATTGCACATGTGATGCCATCGTATTTATCCTGTTTCATACGGAAAACAAACTCAGATGCTGGCTGTTCCACTTCCAGAAATGTCCGATACGGTCTTAATCTTACCGGATTCGGTACAATCGCATCCCCTTTCGAAGCAATACCAGTCTTTACCGTAGCTTTCTGTGTTACGCCATCATCGCCATACTCAGCTACTGTACCAGCCTCTACCGTACCTGCAAATTTGAGCAGTAACGCACGGTCCGTTTCTGGATCATCAATAAATTTTGACTGCAGGTTAATGCAGAATTTCTCCTGGTCCATAAAATGGTTGAAAACAAAATCCGGTACCATGGCTTTTGCTGTTACCAGGTATTCACGGTCACGGTTATCATCCAGGCAGGAATACAACTCTACTGTTTCCGGATCTTTTACATGAATGATCATATTTTTGTCCATGGAATCAATATTCGCCTTAATGTACTCCACAAGGCTTGTCAGCGTACTCATTCCGATTGCCTTTGCTTTCGGGAAATACGGATCAATACGGTATAACTGCTTGTCAGAATATTCGTCTCCATTAATCATGTATCTCTCTGCATGGCTCAATTCATCCACGATGTACTTAATAGCGTCCTTAATCATCTTTCTCACCTTTTCTACTTATAAAGCAGCCTTTCTAAAATCAACAACTGTACCAGCATCCTCCATGATCTCACCTGTCTCTGTATCTACCGTTTCTGCTTGAACAGGCTCTGCCGGTGGTGTGATTTCGCTCAGATTCATCTGACCACGCACCTGTTTTCCGTACTCTTCAGCGAATACTTCACCCGTCTGGAGATCCTTACCGATATAAAAACTGGTGCTCATATCCTGCTGCGGTGCCAGCTTTTCAGACACAACAACCGATACCTGCACATCATCCCGGTTTTCGTTTTGTGTAAATCCGAGTTTGATGTCGATACCACGCTTTACCTTGAAGGAAGTGTTTGGATCCTGCAGATTCTCCACAACCTTCTCAAAGGCGCGATTAAATTTTTCCTGTAACTGACCGCCTACAATGTCCTGCAATCCTACTTTGTTCATGATTTTCTGTCCTTTCTCTTAGTTATTTCCAAACAGTGCTGCCTGTGCATCTGTTGGCTGCTGTACTGGCGCTTCCTGTACCGAATCTGACTGTGCTTCTACTGTCTGCGCTTCTGCATCAATCACAGGATCATCATTTTCAACATACTCTTTGGTTCCGTCCTCATTGATGATCGCCATATCAGAGTCAATCGCATTCTGCAATTCAATCGACATAATGCCCCATTTGCTGATCAGCTGTCTCAGCATGGTCTTGTATGCCATTCCATCAAAATCCTTTGACCAGAAAGTGTATTTTGTTTCTTTATCCAGATCACGCTTATATCCCGGTGAATATTTAACCGCATGGGATTCCATTTGTTTTCTGCTCCAGTAGATTGCTTTGCGGAAACCGTTGGTCAGTTCAAAGAAAGCATAATATCCAATGGTCGGTGCCTCTTCTCTCTCATCCCAGCTGTCAACCATGAGATTGATCTTGATATCCTCGTTCAGAGGGTCAAAATACTCCAGTTCTCCTTCTTTGATTGCCATAACATTCAGCTTTTTGTACTGACCGGAACGGATCGCCAGCTGAATATAGCCTTTGTATCCCAGCTGGAAAGTTGCAACCTTGCCTTTTTCCTTGTCATTGAACGGGACCAGATAATAGTGTCCCAGCTGCGGTGATGGTGACAATTTCAGAGATTCACCAAGTAATGCCCCGGAGAGAATAGACTGATTTGTGCACTCCTGCAATGCCGGATTTGTATTTACCGCTGATACGATTGCGGAAATGAACCGCTGTCCGTCCTTTCCGCCAATGACATTGTTGATCTGCTGTTTTACCGCATCCTGTGTCAGATATGCTGTAATCCCAAAACGCTGGTTACTCTTTGATCTTGTCAAACTGTTCTGTACTGCCATAACTTTTCTTCCTCCTAAACTGCTTTAAATTCAATATTTCTGCTGTTAAAGAACTCTTTCAGTGCCAATGCATCCTCTGTGGAAAGCAATGCCTGGAATGCCACCCACTGCTTTGTTGGAATCGGATCCGGAGTTACCTTTTCCACTTTCGATACGGGATCTGCATCCACATCTGGTACAACCGGCTGTACGGCTTTCTTTTCTTCCTCTGCTCTCAGTCTCTCCTGCTCTGCTTCATATTCTGCTTTCTGTTTTGCCAGTCTTGAAAGTCTGTTTGCCTCATTCATTGCTTTTGACAGGTCAAGTGAGGAAATATATTCCTGCTGTGCTTCAAAGCTGTATTCCGGCAGATTCACAAGCACAGCCATATCACGGTTAAATCTATCAATAGCATCGATAAAGCACTGTTTTACATGCTTCATGTTGAAAGATGAATTCAGCATCCGGTCATTGAATACTTTGTCCAGCGTCATGCCATCCGGTGCTTCCATCTCAGACCACAGCTTTTTGATTTCTTCCAGTTTCTCCTGCTTCTTTGTGTCCTCATACTCTTTGATCTGCTTGTCGATGACAGCAACCGGTTTATCAATAATGCTAATAATCTCATTGATTCTGCTTTTAAATTCATTGAATGGCTGCATGTATTCTCTCTCACGGCGAATACGTTCATCACTAAGTGCCTTTTTCAATTTATTCAATGTTGCACGGTCCGCTTTTGCTTCTTTAATCTGGTCATCGGTATACACCAATGTTTCGTAATGCTGTACCTTTTCTGTCAGCTCCGCTTTTAACTCCTCATAATTGAACAGAATCTGTTCTGGGAGTTGATACTCATTCACTTTTAATTCCATTACTTTTCACTCCTTTTTATATTTCTGGTAATTTCAAATCCGGCATTCTTCTTTCCTGCACCTGCTGCCAGAAGCGTCTTTCTTCTGCTTCCAGATAATCAATATCTTCCTGTACTTCGGATCGCTCTATTTTGTAATGCCGCGTCTGTAAAAAGATTTCTCCATCAAAATCATATTTCAGCTGGGCTTTCAGCACTGCAAAGTCAAATTCAGTGATCAGCAGGTAATGTAATATCTGTATGTAGTAATTATCCGGAATCCTGTCTTTCCACTTTTCTTTCTGCATAGACTGCAGGATGTTAGTGGTTTTGCATTCCCAGATACCTTTGCGGCCGTCTTCATCAATCAGCCAACCATCCAGAGAAGCATGTCCAAATGGATACTTATCGTTCAGAAACATGTTGTTCTCTTCGTAGCACACCGTATACTCAGGAAAATCCAATCTGAATAATTCCCGAAGATACTGTTCTGCTTCCGTGCCGTATTTTACATAAGGTTTTTCAGAAATATCTTCCTGCTCCAGCTGACCGGTCTTAATCTGCCACAGTTCCACATTCGAACGATATGGATTCATGCCAACAATTGCCGCCGCATCTGATCCACCGATCCGGTTCCGGTGCTGTAACCATTCTTCTCTGTCCTTTAGGACTATCATTTCAACCATGTCTGCTCCTGTTCCACCGCCCTGTAGTCGAACGTTTGTATATATGTAAGATTTATTATCAAAGGAGAATTAAAAAAACGTATCTGCTTATAATGTCTGTAATCGTCAGTTTTTGTGCTAAACGTCCGACTGCAGGACGGCGGAATTTATTTGATTTTTAAGTTCTAATCTGCTATACTCCAGACATAGGTTTTATTACCTATGTCATTGGTTTAGAGCGTGTGATTGTCGAAGGTGACACGCTCTTTTATTTTGTTCAGAATTATTCCTGCACCGGCAATCGCCAGTCCAATAACTGTGATCTTCACCGCCAGAACGAATCCTGCTTGTCCCTCACTAGACAGCCCCATCATTCCGATGGAGGCTATTCCAAGACCTGCGGCGCATAGTCCGAATGCAATCTTATTTTTCATCTTCTGTATCCTCCAGATCAATTTCTTCTACTACCGAAATCATCATTAATCCAAGCACCGCAACGCCTCCGGCCAACATCACCAGGATTGCATTTATTACCGTGTGTGGTCTGCCAAAATACAGGAATACAAACACGGCTGCTGCCACTATCGATATGATGATTCCGGCAATTTTCATCTTGTTCATGGTTTTATCCTTCCTTTGCTTCTGGCATATTCTCCTGCTCAGCTTTCTCTTTCTTCACACGCTCTGCATGTTTCAGAAAGCGTTCCGCCGCCTTCATCAGTGCATTCTTGCGCTTCGTTCTCTCTTCTTCTGGAAGATCTGGGAAATGCACTCTGACTTTGCATCCATCAATGTTAAATGTCTTTACCTTGGAATATGTCATGCTCTCACCTTCCTCTCATAGAAGATATGTGTTTGTAGGTTGTCTGGTTACGGTTCCTAATTGCTTTTTCTGCCGTTTTTTCCTATACTTTGATATGTAGACTCCCGCCAGAATCGAATACTAAAGAAAGGATTTGCTATTATGTCTCACATTTTTACAAAAGAAAATATAACTTTCGCATTATCAATTTTTGGAAGCTTATGAACTTTATTCACATTAATTCATACATTTTTAATTAACAGAAAGCAGCTTCAAATGCGTGTAAATGGTCATGTATTTGGTGACGTAAAAAAAATGATTGTTCTTTATGTCTCATTCGCAAATAAATCCAGGCTTCCTATATCCGTTACAGATATCTGTATTAAAATAGACGATACATACTATCCTTGCTTACAGCCTCCAATTATTGCTTACGAAGAAACAAAAAAAGTAAACGGTGCAGTTGTTTCGCATAGATCAATCTCTTCTCTTTCCATACCAATTAACATTTCTTCTCTCAGTGGAACTTCCGGATATATTTGTTTCGAATTTCCCGAAGTTTCTTTTCCATCCAATGCCACTGAATTGACTTTTTCAGTATCATCCAATCGCGGCAAGGTATTTGAAAAGAAACTTCCACTAGGCCGTCCGCTTCACTGACGTATTTTCTTTCAGTCTCTATAATTTCTCCAACCGGGCTATGATCCGCTCGGATAGCCTCTGTGTCACCAGCACTCAGGCTATCTTTTTCTGTCATCCATCTAATACCAAGTTTCACCATATTGGCGGCTGAATCTAAAACACCTTTGTTTACCAATATTTCGTTATTTGTTCTTGCCATCGCTACTCACTCCCTTCTTGCTCTGCTGGATCATCTTCTGTTGCGAATAATCCTACGCATCCCACAGAACACTGATCAGATACGCATTCAACGACATTCCTCTCTTTTTGGCTTCCTGCTTTAATTTTTCATAAAGCTTTTCCGGAAGCCGGATTGTTGTCTGTACCATCTCATCACCTCTCTTTCGATATCAAAATGATAGCAAAACCATAGAGGTTTTCTGATGAGCGTCAGCTCAGAGGTTTGTCAATAGACTTTGACATTTATTTTATTCTACTTTTAGTAGAGTAACAAGGCAAAAAAATATTGTTTTGTGGAATTCTATAAATCCTAGAAAGCATTTCCATTTCTGGAATACCCGGAACTATTTTTCCTTTTTCCCAATTTACAATTGTCGTTTTAGATACATGCATTCTTTTTGCCACTTCCTCTTGCGTCATGCCCGCATTCACTCTAGCCGCCGCAAGAGAAATTTGTAATGTTTCCAATTTCTCACCTCTTTCTATCCCCCGTATAGCCGATAGGACAGCTATAGACTACTTATTTTTCTTTACCAGATTTGCCAACAATACAACCATCACAATATCCAATGTAATCTGAATAATATCCATTGTTATTCCAAACATAGTTTTCACCGCCTTTCGACTTATTTCAAATATATCTTGACAATGAACCATATAAAAGGTATTTTTTTCTAAGAGGGAGATCTCTCTCCCTCCACCATACTCAGTTTGCCAGTTTATTGATTAAATCAACGATTTGACCAATTAGACTGATTATGGCTGTGACAAGTGCGATAGTTGCGATATCGTGCTTGTCTTTTTTATTGCCTTTCTTTTGGCTCATTGTTTTCACCTCCCTGTCATTTGATGATATAAGTATAACTCTACTTTTTGTAGATGTCAATACTTTTTGTAAACTTATTTGAATTTTCGTATTGATTTTTTCTACTTTTTGTAATATAGTAAACTTACAAATACAAAAGGAGGGTTTCTATAATGAGTGATGATAAATACAAACAAATATTTTCACAAAATCTCCGATATTATATGTCTATAAATAACAAGGAACAAATTGATCTCATAAATGATTTAGGATTCAATAAATCTGCTGTATCTACATGGTGTAATGGGACAAGACTTCCACGCATGGATAAAGTAAACATGTTGGCAGAATATTTTAATATTAATAGATCCGATTTGATAGAAGATCGTCAAACAGTACCTGATACAACTGTCAAAAGTTTCCAATGCGATACTGATGATGAAGCAAACTTAATTCTCTCCTATCGCAAATTAAACGATAAGAACAAGCAGAAATGCACTGCATATACCAATACACTTCTTACCACACAAAAAATGGAAGATGAACTTGTTTTAAATGCCGCACATGACAATGGTGCAACCCCAGATCAGAAACGGCATGCTGATGATATTATGAAAAACCCTGACGAATGGGAGTGATCATGTGACTTACGAAGAACTTCTAATAAAATCAGAACATGATAATTTAATTGTAAAAGAAAAAGATATCCCCGGTTATGGTGGACGGATTTACAAAAATCGTATTGCAATCCATAAAGGATTAAAAACGCAAACTGAAAAAGCCTGTATACTTGCAGAGGAACGCGGACACCACTTCACAACATCCGGTGATATTATAGATCAGACAGATATCCAAAACCGAAAGCAAGAGTTTCGTGCCAGAATGTGGGCATACAATGAAATGGTTGGATTAATGGGAATAATAGATGCTTACAAAAATGGTTGCCGGAACAGCTATGAAGTAGCTGAATATCTGGAAGTAACAGAAGTATTTCTGAATGATGCACTGAACGCATACAGGGATAAATATGGAGTGTACACCACGGTAGACAACTATATAATCTATTTTATCCCAGGTTTGACTGTATTTAAAAAAGAATAAAAAATTTTACACTGTTATTACTACCAATTACAATTTATGGTAAATATATTTTACAAAAGTAGAAAGGATTTTATTATGGGATTTGGAGATATTTTCAAAATCAAACAATTTAAATCAGAAATTGAACGCCTCACTGCTGAAAACCAGGCATTATTTAGCGATAATTCGTCTATGCATCAGAAAATGAGTGAATTAGGTATATACGATTATCTCAAAATAAAAGAAATGATTTCTTCCCTTGAAAAAGAATACGCTCAAAAAGAAGAAGATTTAAAAAATAACTATGAAAAACAACTGGAAAATTCTCATAAACGTATAAAAAAAGAATTACATGATTTAGAGCAGGAAGTTTCTAAAAAATCGATCAAATGCGATGAAATTACTGCTATCCTTACTTCTTTATCTGCTCAAGAAGAAAAATTGTCAAAAAATATAAAAACTCAGACAAATAAGTTGAACAAAATCAAAGAGCTGGTAAAGGCCATCAATTATACTTTTGATAATTATTTAAATTATGAGCCATCGGCCGCTGCTCTCCGTTTTCCGGAAAATAAATTATCAGATATTGAAGAAATCAGCCCATCTGTAATTTTGAAACTTCACTGCATGGATGTAAAAGATCTGCGCAAAGCTTACCGCCAGAACGATAAACAGATTGATTCTGTATTGCAGAAATATTCAGCTCGTTATACCACAAAAGCAAATCAGGCTATTTACAAACTCATGGTGCTTGCATTAAGATCAGAGCTTCAAAATATTTTATACAATTTAAAATATGAAAAACTAGATACATCCATTGAGGACGTGAAAAAAGTTACCCAGAAATTCTTATTGGTCGCTGGTGAGGGAAATCAGAGTATTGCCGGTACACTCACAAAATTTATCGGAGAAATCGAATATCTCTTTATCAACGCAGTAAAAATTGAATACAATTACTACGTTAAGAAGGAACAGGCTCGTCAGGAACAGATGGCTATTAGAGAACAAATGCGTCAGGAAGCACAGGAACGTAAGGCTCTTGAAGAGGAACGTAAGAAAGTTGAAAAAGAAGAATCCAAATATCATACTGAAATTGAAAAATTAAAAGAACAGCTGACACAGGCTAAAGAGAATGAACTGGAACAGTTAAATGCACGTATTTTGGAATTACAGTCACAACTTGCAGATGTTATCGTCAAAAAAGAAGAAATTTCCAATCTTGCCAACGGAAAAGCCGGCAATGTATACGTTATCAGTAATCTTGGTTCCTTTGGCGAAAATGTATTCAAAATCGGTATGACACGTCGCCTTAATCCGCAGGATCGTGTGAATGAGTTGGGCGATGCTTCTGTTCCGTTCAAATTTGATGTGCATAGCTTTATCTTTTCAGATGATGCCGTTGGTTTGGAGAAGAAGTTACATACCATTCTTAATAACAAACGTGTAAATAAAGTAAATATGAGAAAAGAATTTTTCTATACAACCATTGATGAGCTTGAACAGTTGGTAACAGATATCGAGCCAACCGCAGAATTCAACAAAACTATGTTGGCCGAAGAATTCAGACAGTCTCTATCATCAGATGAAAACTATTCCAACGATTATTTTTTGTCCGATGAAGAATCCGATGAGGACGATGATTAAAACTTACACTTCCCCTGCTCCCTGTGGGCGGGGGAACAATAAAAAACTAAATAACATATTTACCAGGGGAGCTGGAGGACGTGCTGCACCCGTCCGAGCCTGTCGGAGGTGGTGCATATGAGTACATATGAGGAATTACAGCTGATTGTATCCGTTGCGGTACTGATTGTTGCAATACTGAGTTATACGCATAAAAAATAGCCGTCCTGACCCTGAGAAAGTCGACGACTATTTTTCGTAAATTAAATTGATTTTCGCCGGGCGGGTGAGCTGCATTCACCTTCCAGCTTTCCTGTTAAGTATATTATAACAAATATGCTTTAAATGTCAATTTAAAAACCGGCTCCTGCTACCAACAGGAACCGGCAAGGAATAACATCCGAAAATGATACTCCCAATTAGCAAAAATATTGTATCATCTTCGGAACAGCTTCGCAAGCGGAACACCCGTTCCCCGCTGGCTGTTATTTTTATACCCATTTTTACATATTTTTACTTAGGAGGATGATGACATGCAGGAAACAAACATCTCTATCAATGAAATTATCATGTATCTGCGCAAATCCCGATCAGATGATCCGTATATGACTGTGGAAAAAGTCCTTGCCCGGCATGAGCGGCAGCTCCAGGACTATGCTCTCTCCTCTTTCGGATCCATCATTCCGGAAGAACGGATTTTCCGGGAAGTTGTTTCCGGGGAAACCATTGCGGACCGTCCGGTTATGCAAAGCGTCATGAAATACCTTGAGAGCGGTCAGATCAAAGGTGTGCTGGTCATTGAGCCACAGCGTCTCTCCCGTGGCGATCTAGAGGACTGCGGACGCATTATCAATGCATTTCGGTATACAAATACTCTGGTCCTTACTCCACCGAAAACTTATGACCTCTCTGACGAGTACGACCGGAAATTTTTTGAAATGGAACTGACCAGGGGAAATGATTATCTGGAATATACCAAGAAGATTCTGAACCGCGGGCGGCTGGCATCCGTCAAGCAGGGAAACTACATTGGGAGCATCGCTCCTTACGGATATCGCAAGATTAAAACCGGCAGTGGAAAAGATACCTCACACACGCTTGAAATCGTTCCTGAGCAGGCTGATGCTGTCAGAATGATGGCACAACTCTACCTTGCAGGAAATGGATTCACACGGATAGCTGCGCATCTGGATTCTCTTGGAATCAAGCCATTGAAATCTGATCACTGGTCTCCTGCTGCCATCAGTGATATTTTATCCAATCCGGTTTATATCGGAATGATACGCTGGAATCATTTTAAAACAATCAAAACAATGCAAAATGGCCAGATTGTAAAATCCCGTCCTACCAACCACGATACAGATTACATCCTGGTGCCAGGCAAGCATCCTGCCATTCTCGATCAGGGAACCTTTGACGCCATTGCACAGCGCCGTGGGAAATCTCCAAAGATAAAACGTGGTCATGAACTGAGAAATCCATTCGCCGGACTGGTCTTTTGTGGAACTACCGGATGCGGGCGCTCCATGACATTCAAACAGTTTACAAACTACCGGAGCAAAGTTCCCCGCCGGTCAGAAAGCATGATCTGTCCAAATCAACGTATCTGCCATACCAAATCGGTACAATATAGTGCTTTTGTGGAACGTGTAAAAGAAATATTATCGAAGACGGTGGATGATTTTGAAATTAAATTACAGAATGATGATGGAAATATTGTCCGGATCCATGAGAATATCATCCGGAATCTGGAACAGGATCTGGTGAAATTAAAGGATAAGGATCTGCGTCAGAAAGATGCTTACGAAGATGGGATTTATACCAAAGAAGAATATGCTTCCAGAAATGCCAAGCTGCAGGAACAGATCTGCGAAGTGCAGCTTTCCATCCAGCGGGCAAAAGATACCATGCCACCGGAAGTTGATTACCAGGAACGGGTTTCCCGATTTTCTGACTGCCTGTCTAAATTTGAAGATACGGATATTTCAGCATCGGAAATGAACTTACTCCTCAAATCATGCATTGAAAAAATCATATATCACAATTCCAGTGAATCCAAACCTGGTATCGGACGATTCGTTGCCAATCCCTTTGAACTGGATATCTACCTGCGCCTGTAATCTTTGGGCGCAGGCATTATTTTACTGTATTAAGGCTTTTTCTGCCTGCAGTCTCCTACTTTTATGCAAAAATAATCACTTCCATCATGTATGAGCGAATGAACTGGCTCATATGGAAATGATCTGCGCTATAGTGCGACAGCTGACACATGATCTGACACCGGAAGAAATCCAGAAAAGCGGGTTTGATACCTACTATGTAGATCACACGCTCGGTCTTTGGCCGGCAGCTGCCAGCGGCATTCCACATAATGCCTGTGAATACCAGTCAAAAGGCGATCCGATTACAGATCTTTTCGAAAATATGGCTGCTGAACAGAAAGCACGGACAACTTACGACAATATTCTTCGTCTGGTCAAAGATCCGGAGGTGTGTGACCCAATCCGCTTTCTGCGGGAACGTGAAGTCGTACACTTCCAGCGTTTTGGCGAAGGTCTCCGCCTTGTGACAGACCGGTTAAATTCCAAAAACTTCTATGCGTTCAATCCGGCTTTTGATGCAAAATCATCCTGTTAA